GAATCTATAATTAGTAGAATTATCATAGCAGTTATCTGTATCAAGTACCTCAGTATCAAATTGAATTTTAGTTACAGTATTATTAGAAACACTTTGATCGTTACTTAAAACTGCTTCAAAAGCAGGAGTATTCTGACCACCTATATTGTTAGTAGTAATAGTTCCAGATCCATTAGTTTCTAATAGAACCGTAGATGATAAATCTTGAATAGTATTTGTTTTAAGAATTGATGTCATGTTATGCTCCTATTATCCTGTATGCTCCGAAGAAACTATTTGTATTAAATGCACTTTTTGAGCCTCCTGTATTTTGTCTTACATAAGCCTCTAGATAATCACTACTTCCGTTCAAATCTATAACAGCCTCTACTTGTGCAATAATGTCACCATCTCCAGCATATCTATCTATTGACATTTTTACTGTACTACCATTTTTTCTTAAATAAATTTGTGCTATTGTATTAATAGTTCCACCTTGTATGTTTACCTGACCATAACATAAATATTTACCAGCCACAGTTGGAGTAAATTTATAGGTGCTTGTGTCATAACAACTATTTGTATCGTAAGTTTCTGTATTAGCTGGAAGTTTAGTTTGAGTGTTATTACTTAATGTTGTACTTGAACCTAAATATGCTTCAAAAGCTGGAGTATTAGATAAGGTACTACCACTTATAACACCACTACCATTACTGGTTAGTAGTTCGTTACCCCCTAAGTCAGTTATTTTATTAGTTCGTAATATGCTCATTTATGTTCCTATCCTATATCCTTCTAAAAAAGCAGTTCTACCTTCTGACTCAACGGCTGTTATTTGTGGTGTTCCAGAATCTACGTTCACCATTACATATACTTCAAGATAATCTCCTGCGGATAAATCTACTTGCATTGAACAAGTCATGGTAAAACTTCTTATGTCACTATTTGTAAAATTATGATGATTTATATTTCTATTTCTGCTTCCGTTTACATAATAAGCTATGTAAATATAGTTTAAAAGAGATGTACTCATACTATCTATAAATGCTGATGTATGAAATTGATATTTTCCACCTTTGCCACTAGGAACTGTAAAACGATAATTTGATGTATCAAAAGCTGAGTCAGTATCATAGCCTTCATTATTTAGGTTCATTTTTGTCCATGTACCTGAAGATAAAGTTTGATTACTTGACATATTTACTTTGAAAGCTGGGTAATTAAAATTACTTTGCACATCACCACTACCTAAAGCTATGGTTGATGCGTTGTTAGATCCTAATGTTAGTGTACTCGTTCCTGAAACTGAATCGACAAAATTACATTCTATTTTACTCATAATACTACAAATGTACTCCCTGATGGTATGGTTAAAGTTCCTGATATGGAAATTGTGCCAATTGCCATTCCATTATTTCCGCTACTCAAACTAATATTGTTAAATGTCTGTCCGTTAGTCATAAAGAATGTAGAGGATAGACTTGATGATGATACTGTTCCATCTGTTGGTGTACCGATATCTTTACTATTACCAAGAACTCGACCGCTAAAAGAATCACTCGCCAATGGAGGCGAACTGAAAGTAATTTGTGAAGATGAAATGCTATAGGCAGATGTGTACTGTACGACACCAGAGATAGATATTAAGGCATTAGCATCTGTTTGAGGTACAACAGCAGTACCACCACTTGTTAAGTTAAATGTTACTTCTGATCCGTTAAATCCTGATGATATATCATCTAGGATAGTGTACTGACCATCCGTAGGAATCGTCCCAATATAGCTCAATTTGAACCTCCATTATCTGTAATTGTGTTTCCGTCTGCTACCCATTCTAGTATTTCTTGGTAGTGTCTGTTTGATTCTGCATTTTGAATTAAAATAGTGCTTTTATCACCATTACTCCAAATTATTTCATAATGTGTTTTTGTAGTTGCACCTTGATAATCAGTTGTGTACCAATATTGTATATTAGATATTCCCATATTTATAACTCCGCATCTATTGTGACTGCATTAGTAGCCGCAGGGAAAGATACCACCGCAGGTCTTGATGATGTCATTCCAGAATATCCCCCTAAATTAATACATAACATATAAGAATTTGCTGCTTCAGCAGTTAATCCAATACTACCCGCACCCGCTGATAAAGTTTGAAATCCATCTATAGTACATCTTTGCATAGGCACACTAGAATTTTTTGTAATTGTTGGATTGCCAATTCTTAAAGGTGTAGCTAAAGAATATCCCACACCAGATATAGCAGTTGATGACGCAGTAAATCCAGAAAAAAAAGCATCACCATTTCTTCCGTTATTATTAATTACTGTAAAGTATCTTTGACACCTTTGAAAATTTACATCAAAAGGTATAAACTCAAAATCACTAGCAGATGTACCTTGTTCTAATTGAACTGAGTCATATTCCCAATTTGCACCAGAGGCTAAACTTACAGAAAAATTAATTTCTAAAAAATTAGAAGTTCCAATAGTCTTTGATGACATATCACTTGCTGTAAAAGTAATAGTAAATCTTTGTCTTGATGTAGTAATTGTTTTATTTTGACTACCAGCAACTACTCTATTAACTGTAGTGCTACCCCCACTACCATAGTTTTCAAAAACTCTAGTATCTAAAGTACAGCTTGTTGATGCTTTAGCATAAAAACTTAAAATAAAACTATCATTGTTAAATTGTGTTATATCTTCTATACGAGTACCCATAACAATTTCTTGTGTAGAACCATTAGAATTAAGCACTTTTAATGATTTGTAAGTTTTGTTATCTACTTGAGAGATATCGGCATTACCTATAGCACGATAATTCATTTTCCACCTGTCTATAGTGTAATCTCCACTAGCTACATTTGTAAAAGATGTACCTCTTTGTGCTACAGATATATCACCATTAATAATTCGATTTCTAAATGGAATATCATTAAAAGCAGTTTTTGTAGTAGTAACTGCATTATCTGCTATCTTAGCTGTGCTTATAGCTGTATCAGCAATCTTAGCTGTACTAACAGCTGTGTCTGCTAACTTAGCTGTAGATATAGATCCGTCTGCTATATCTGCACCAGTAAGTATAGATCCTGTAGGTGTACGCCCAATATATCCCAACTTATGTAATCTCCATTATTGATAATGCTGCATCTATTTTTGCAGAAACAGAACAATCAACTTTTACAACATCTGTAGTTTGTAATACAACCTTACTACCAGTCAGTACTTCAAGAGTACCACCAACTGGAATAGGTGCATTTTTAACTACAAACACAGTTTGATTTGTTTCTGTATCAGAAGTGTCTGATTCAATCTTTACACTAACATTTACAGCTGATGTATGAATATTACATAGTAATAATCCTAGTACTACCGAAGTAGTAGAACTTGGTACTGTGTATAGTGTTAAAGGTGTACCAGAACTAGATGGCATAGCATCATTAGTTTTTATTTTAAATGTATTAGCCATTCTATCCTTTCTAGCCTAATGCTATTGCTAGAGCTGTAGCATCATCTAACGAAGCTCCAGAACCAGCTATTGTTAATGTTTCATTACCACCATCACTACCTTCTGTAAAGGAAATGTTGCTTCCAGCTACTAGCTTTCCATTAAGAAATCCAGCAGTTGTATCATTACTTGACACTTTCACTAAAGCATCAGTATCAGCAGAAATGGCTACCCAGGCACTACCATTATAGAACTTTAATAGGTTGCTTGTGGTATTGTAGAATAAATCACCTTCATCTAAAGATGATGATGGATCACTAGATCCGATTCGATATTGGTTAGCAAATGTATTTACATTTGTAATATTACTAGCAGTAGTATTAACATTAGAAATATTAGATGCCACAGTAGTAACATTAGATGATACACCAGCGACAGTAGTAATATTAGAGTTATTACCAGCTACAGTATTAATATTAGAAGAATTAGAATTTACAGCATTTATATTAGTTTCATTAGAGTTTACAGCACTAACTGCACTTGATATCCCAGCAACTGTAGTAATGTTACTAGATATACCAGCAAGAGTATTCATGTTAGTTACATTAGAAGATGTAGCTAAAGTGTTCATATCACTTACTACATCTGAAGTAGCAAGGGTATTCATGTCAGATACTACATCAGCAGTACCTAAAGTATTCATATCTGCAACAACATCAGCAGTTGCAAGAGTGTTCATATCAGAAACAATGTCAGATGTGGCTAGAGTATTCATATCTGATACCACATCAGAAGTTCCTAGTAAGTTCATAGCAGTTACAGTTGCAGAACTTGCAAGTGTATTCATATCGGAAACTACATCAGTAGTTCCTAAAATAGCCATATCTGCTACAGCGTCTGATGTACCTAGTCTACCTATCTCTGTAGCTTTACCAGCAACAGTTCCAATATCAGTAGCATCAGCAGCTACACTACTTACATCACTAGATATACCAGCTACAGTAGTTACATTACTTGCTATACCACTAACTGTAGTAATATCTGATGCAATACCAGCAACAGTAGATACATCTGTAATTGATTGTGAAAACTCTAAAGCATTACCAGAACTGTTTACAGATAGTATTTTATTAGCTACTAACTCAGGGAATGTCAGGTTAAATGCAGTTGATGTAGATGATTTAGCTTGTGGAGAAAACTTATTATCTCTCTCATTTTGCTGAATCATAGCAATAATTTTGTCTAGTTCAGTATTAAGTGTTTCTATTGGAAATGTACCAGATACAGGGAAATCAGATGCTCTAGCTACAGATAAATCTCTTAGTATTGTATATTTATCATTTACAGTAGCACCACCACCTAAAGTGATAGATCCACCACCTGATACACCAGCACCAGTTACTGAGTACTGTGTAGCAGAAGATGGACTAGCTGTAAGTGTAAGTGTAGTATCTGCACCATTAGATGCAGCTGTTTTAATAACTGTTAGATCTCCATCTGCAAAAAACTCAAATGGTACAGTAAATGTGGTTTGACCACCAGTTGCTGTATATTGCACTCTAGGAGATGTGTCTGATATTGCTAATGCCATTTATCTTATACCTTTTTCGAACCTATCAAATAAACCATCTAAATACCATATATTTTGTAAAGGTAAAGATCTTCTTATTGCTCTAGCAGTAGTATAGTCGTAATTACCACTTCCTGTATCTAACATAATCTCATATAAATTATAGGCTAGTGATCCCGAAGGTCCAAGTAAACCTAGTTTTTGTCTATCTGTAGCATTATATGGTTTACCAGCTCCTAATGCTGGTGCTATACCTAATTGATTATCAGACATAACTTCCAACATTCTATTTAAATCACTAAATATACCTATTGCTCCAGATCTATCTAAAGCACTAGCTATTTTATCACCAGTTTTCTTTTTAGCATAATCTCTATCAAAAGCTCTTTGTCTAACTGCATCTACCATAGCACCCATACCTACTAAAAATGCTAAACCTATAAAGAAATTTTGATCTCTTTCTTGTAATCCTCGCATCATTACTGATTGTGTAGCTGCCATACCAAACTTCTTAAATTGTGATAATAAACTACCTACTGGTGTATTCATCCACAATGGAACATCACCTTTATCTGGTGTAATAATTGTAGTTCTTATATCTTTACGAAGTGCATTACCGAAGGCTTTTGCAGCTTCTCTATCATCCCATAAATCTGATCTAGCCACTCTACTATATTTTAAATCACCTCTTTCTGCACCACCAACACCTAAACCATATTTTTTATATTGTTCTATAATTCTTTTAGCCATAGGTTTATCAATACTACCACTCAATAACTTAGCCATATTCTTTTGTGATATAGTTCCTCTCACAGCTTGTTCTGCCCATTCTAATATTTTAGTGCTACCAATATAAGATGATGCTGTTTTCATACCAGTATTCCAAACATTCATTAAGTTTATAAATGTAAAGTAAAAAGAGTTTGCAGCTCCTGTGGCTCTTTCTACACTATTTAGTCCATATATCATTTCATCAACATTACCGATTGTGTTTGCTCTACCAGCAATAGCCAGGTCTAATGCTTCACCTACAATGTTTGCTTCTTTTTTTGACATCTTCAATATTTCTCTATTTGCTTGATTTGCAAATATTTCAAATGTTTGTCCAAACCCTTTTTTAAATCCATTTTGCATAATTAATCTAGCCATATCAGGAGCAGCAGATAAGAATCCTGATAGAAAAATCATATTTTGTATATTTTTTAATGTTCTAATACCTGACTGCATACCTGATTCTGGATTAGCAGTAAGTCCATATGTACCTCTAAGTAAATCTCTACTAGCTTCTATATCTCTAATTTCTTCTTCTTTTTTTTTAATTAAATCTGCTCTAAGTTTTGGTTTTGTACCAGCTGGTGCTGTTTTATTTATATAAGCATCCCATTCCATAGCAATTTGAGGAATACTTGGTCTATATCCAGCATTAGGACCTTTTAATCCCATCATAGCGACATCACCAAATACTTTAGCTATTTCTATATCAGGCATAATAGAGTTAAAATATTGTTTAGTAATAATGTTTATATTACTTTCCATCCAACCTCTTTGCATTAAATACGCATCATCTAATATCATTACTCTATTTTTTAAATGTTTTGATACTCCAGATGGTTGAAATGCAAATGATAAATCAAATGTTTCATCTGGTCTTAAAGCATCTCTAGGTAATTTATTAAATGGTGTACTGGTAGCTATATCTTCTACCATTTCATCTAAGTCTTTTGCACTTACAGATATACCTTTATTATTTAATGCTATTCTTAAATCTTTTTTAAAATCATTTATTTTATTTCTAATTAAATCTCTTTTCCAATATCTAGGTAAATAATCTTCTCTAAGTGGTCCTGTAGCATTAATATTATTTAATCTAGCTTCTTCATCAGCTAGTCTACTTTCTATTTGTGCTAAAGTGTATGTTTGACCTCTTTGTTCTGTAGTTTTTTTACCATCTTTTTTCATCTTATCTCTTGTTCTTTTTAGTCCAGCTATAATTACTCTAGAATAAATACTAAATAATTCTTCTGCATCTGCTTCTCTTCCAATCAGTGTAAAAAAGTTTTCTCTTAAATAACTAGCAGCTTTATTTACTTCTGGTATAGGATCTTTTTGATCTTTGTTGACAAGTCTAAAAGATACTCTTCTTTGAAACTCTCTTTCTGAAATAGTTTTTATACCTTTAAATCTCATTTCTATACTTTTGATTCTAGAATCTTGACCTAAATTATTTTCTTGATAAATTCTTTTAAGATAATCTTTGTAACTCATTTTAGTATTTTGTCTTGCTTCTTCTACATATATGTATTTTCTAGCTATGTTTGATTCTATTGACTGTGTAGTAAATCCTGTATTCAAAACATTTTTATTTTGCATAAGTTTTGTATCTAATAAATCTGTAGCTATTTCTCTAACTTGTAAAATTGGTGATTTTAATAATCTAAATACTGGTGTTATTCCTGTGTTTTCTAAACCAGTAAGTGTATTAGCTATTGCTTCATCATATAAATCATCATTGTAGGACCTTGCACCACCAGTATTAGTAGCATCTGCACCAACACCTTTTGGTCCTATTCTATTATCTGGATCTAATATTCTACTATCTAATAACTCACCATTATTTAATTTTGTTCTAGCAACTACTTCTTCTCTACCATCAAGTAATAATTGTTGTTTATTATATTTACCTATTGCTTCTCCACCTTCAAAACTTTTTAATCTACCTACAGTATTTAATAATCCTGTAACTATTGCAGTACCTACTGGTACAAAATATGCTAATTCTTTTTCTCTATTAGGATTGATAGTTTGTTTATATAGCTCTTCAGCTGTAGCAATAGCAGTAATTTTTTTTATGTTTAATGCACCACTAGCAGTTCTAAATGCTTTCATATTAAAAGCTGCATATGTAACAGGATCTAAAATACCTCCAGTAAGTCTACCAATAAAATATGCTGCTGGATTTGTACTTATCAGCTCTGCATCTTTTTTTAATTCTTCTATTAAATACTTAGTTTCTAACTTACTTCCTGAGTTTCTAAAATAATCTATATTATCTATGTATGGTTTTAATTCTTCATCATATAAAAAATTATATGTAGGATCTTTTTTAAATGATTGTGTAGCTTCCATTTGTTTTGAAAATGTTAAAGCTACTGAGTTTTCATCAACAAAACCTCTTTTGAATTGTTCTGATTTTGGATTTCTAAAAAAACCATCTATGGAACTTTCTGGTATATCAAAATCTTGTGGAACAATTTTACGAGTTAAACCTTTTAAAGCTACATTACTCATTTATTAAACATATCTATATCTATTTTATTATTTTCTAAGTATTCTAATAAATCTTTTCTAGTAGTAATCCCTTTTGTTCCTGGATATAAAATAGAATATAAAAAGTTTTGCACATAGTTTTTTGGAACACCTCTATCTACAAAGAAATCTACTAATTTATTATCTTGTAAATAATCTTGTACTGCTTCTGTAACAATAGCTTTCTTAGAATATATTTGTCCATCATTAACAGTTAAAGAATCATCTACTCTTAAAAATTGTGGATCATCTACATCCATAGCTAAATCATAACTATTAGAATAAATTTTATTTGGGTTTAGGTTATAACTGTATACATCACCAGGCTCTCTTATAAAATAAAAAACACCATCATTAAGTAATTCATTTACTCTATTTATATCTAAATCAACTCTATTGGCTTGATTTGTACCAAAATTATTTATGTACAATCCTGGATACATATCTACCATTTTGTCTGTACCATATTTATTTTCCATACTTTTAATATGTTGGAAAATATGTGCAGTTATATATATTTCTTTGTCTATTTTTTCTGAATATGGAATTTTACTTTCAATTGGGTTCATCACTAATTTTCCACCATCACTCATAGATTCATAGTTTGATATACCAAAACCTTCTCTATTTAATCTATATGCTGTACTGTATAATGCTTGTTCTCTTTTTTCTCCAACTTGTTGTAAAAATTGTTCTTTTTTACCTTGTTGTACTAATCCAAAATCTACACCTAATTTTCTTAGTTCTTGCACAAAAATATCATTAAATTGATCCATAATTATAGGATCTACTTGTAAAAAGTTTGGATATGGATTATCTGCAAAATATTCTTCACCACCAAAACTAACTGACATTCCTATAATAATTTTTTTCCATTCTGGTATAGGTGCTAATAATTTTTCAAATTCTTCTGTCTTTGTAAATTTTTCATCTTCTGCTAAACCTATATCAAAGTCTGTAAAAGGAATATCTATATGAGGTAGTTTATTTATTAAATATTTACCAAATGCTTCAGGACCAATCTGTGATCTTAAATCTTCTGATATAGCTACTTGTACATTATCAAGTGTTACATTTGCACCATTATCAATCAAAACATTTTTAATTTCTTCTAAATCATATGGTGCATCCACAAATGCTTTATATTCATTTTTTAATTGTCTTAAATCTTGTACATCTGAAATATTTACACTTTGATACATATCTCCTTTTGTAAGTTTTATAAATGAAAAGAATGATGGTGTATCTGCTCCTGTAACAGAAGGAAAAAATACATCACTACTATTATTATTAATAAAATTATATAATTGAATAGATTGATTTATTCTTTCCATATCTGGATCTGATATTTCATTTTTCATCATAATTCTATCTACTTGTAAAAAATAATTATCTAATCCAGGTGGGAAATATCCATTTTGCATCATTATAGCTGCTGCTGCTGTATTTTTTTCTGCTTGTAATATTTCTGGACCCATTCCCCCAGCACCTACATTTGGTCTAGGATTGTTTAAAACCATATCATAATCTTGCAACATTTGGTTTGTATCATAATTAAATAAACCACCATATGATGCGTAAACATAAGATGCTAATTCATCTTCTGAAAGATTTGATCCTGTAGATAAATTTATTTCAGATAACATATCCCCACTGTTAGGAAGTACACCATTATTTTGTTCTTTTTTACTAGCTATTATTTTATGTACAGATGATGCTTCAATAGCTCCATTAAGTGTTTGAAAAAATAATTCTGGATTATTATATAATGCTACAGCATCTGGTGTATTGTTTAGTTGTTCTAAAATACTTTTTGGAGTTGCTACTATAGATAATCTAGCATCATTTTTAAAAGCATCTATAAAACTTTTAGAAAAATTTTGTTGTGTATATAACCCAGCATTTTCAGATTTTGCTATTTTATCAGACTGAACTGATAATAAATTATTTTTTACTGCTTTTAAATCAGCAACAATTTCACTAACTGTAGCATCACTCATATCTAATCTTCTAGCAGCTGGATCTTCTAAATACTTTTGTATATAATTATCTATTTCTATATCTAAAGTTTCTAAATCAGCATATAATTTTTGTGTATCACCTTGTTCAAAATCTACACCTGATACCATCATTTCAATAATGCTTTTTGCTCTTAAACTTTCATATAATACATTATTACCATTAGCTCTATCTTCAATCATAGCTGGTGTCATTTCTAGAGGTTTAAGTTTATTTAAAATTTTATCATTAGAATTTAAATTTGCTAAGTTAGGTAAAACTGTAGTGGTATAATACAAATCAATTTCATTTTGTATTTTTTCAAAGTTACCTTTATTATTTTTAATTATTGTTTGTATTGTACTATAGGCACTATTATAATTTGTTTCTGCTAGAACTGCACCTTGTGTTGATAAATTTACATATTTTAAATCATTAGCATAGTCTTTAACATTATTAACAGCATCAACAAAGTTTAAGTCTAATTTATTTTCTATATAATTTTGAAATCTTTGTGGTGCTTCTTTTAAAGTAGTATCACGATATGTTATAAATTTTTCTCTTAGTTTTACTAAATCAGGATTTGGACTATTAAGTTCCTCACGCATAGCCTCTTCTACAAATATAGCACTATTTGTATCAAAGTTGTTTTGCCATTCTTTATCCATGACATCAACCTGAAACTGATTAATCTTATCAACTGTTTGTGATAAGTTTGCTACACTTGTACCTATAGTATTTTGTGCTGTTCTTACAACGCCAAAGCTACCTTCAACGCCTGTTCTTCTAACACCTTTACTAAGACTTGCTCCTCTTTCTAAAACCATTATATATCCATACCTCCTATTCTTTTACCAGCTAGAAGATCTGTACCGAATCTAGCTCTTGATTCACCTGGCGACATACCTGGTTTAATTGTATTAGATCCTCTATAATAGTTAGCATATGTCCATCCAGTTACAGCAGAACTACCAGCATCAAATATAGAACCAAAGGTTGCTGATTGCATATCTATTTTTGAGTTTACTATTTGTTGGTCAAACTTAGATAATGCTATTCTAGTATTTAATTTTTGTGATCTAATATCAGATATAGCAGCATTTCTTACATCATTTTGTATAGCTAGAAATGTTCTACTATCATCTAATATACCAGCAGCACCAGCTATGACTTTATTATTACCAAGTGTAATATCCATTTGTTGCCTTCTAACTGTTTCTTCTTGTAAACCTCTTAGCTCTGTAAGTTTTTTTTCCTCTTCATATCTAGCTATATCACTTTTTAATGCCTGTCTTGCAGTATAACCTTGATATAAAGATGCACCAGCTGATACACCAGCTGTAATTAAAAACATAGTTGCTGGAGTTATACTACCCATTAAAATACTACCTCTACTGCCATACCTAAAATTTTAAGTGGTAATGGTTCTGTTTGTGTTATTTTTACTGTAGGTTCTCTATCATATCCTAAAAAGAAAAATTCTTTTTTACCAAATACTGCATTAACAGATTGAGCTACATTAAAATCTACTTGTCTAATAATTAAATTTTTTGCAGTTTTATCTGATGCTTGTAAAGCAACATTAAGTGCGTTTGATACATCTACAACTGCTCTTGATATTCTTTTTATTTCTCCTGTCAATGGACCATTAGCTACTTCTTTATCTATAGGCATAGTTTCTAGTGTAGGAGTATAATCAAAACCAATATTAACACCAGCAGCGTGAGCTTCATTAAATGTTATTGTATCTGATCCTGATGTAGTAAATGTACCTAATGCCATAGTACCATCAACAGCATATACTAATGTAGATGTCAAGTGTGCTGGTGAGTTATGTAATCTTCCTTGAACTATAGTAATAACAGCATTATCTGATGGTGTTGCAGCAAGATTTTGATTTAAAACTAGGGTAAATCCAGACGCTGTAGCATTTACTGTTTGAATAGTGTATTGTGTACTGTTACCAGCTATTTGAATTATATCATTAGGATTAGGTGCTGATGTATAACCATCAACATTCAAAGTTGATCCTGACTGACTACCACCATTTACTTTAGGCGCACCTTGTTGATTCAATGTAGTAACAGCAGAGCAATCAAGTGTAAGGCTATCATCATCTGCAAATTTTTCTAATGTATATACAGTTCCACCTTCTAATTGTCTTTCTACAACACAAAATAAGTTTTCATTCAAAGCTGTAATACTTTTAAAGTTATCACCTGATCTAGTAGACCATAGTGTCCATCCAGCTATCTTTTCAGATCTAATACTATGAAATAAAGCAAGTGTACCATCTGTATTTGTAAAAAATGCAAATTGTTCTGGTCTAGTTGTTGTACCAGTAATCATAGTCATATCTACTGGATTATTTATAACTTGTGATGCAAGTATAGATATTGATGTAGAAGCATATGCTGTTTCAACATCTGAATATAAATATTCTCTAACTGTCTTACCATTTTTCTGTGCATATAATGTAGCACCATCAAAAATAACTGGTTTAGCTCTATTACATCCATATGGTGTTTGTCTTGTAAAAACTATATTTGATGGAGTAACAGCTGAAGTATCTGTAGATGTTGGTACAAAAAACTCACCACCATCAGTAAATAGTTGTAAGTTTCTAGAACTTACTAGGTGTCTAATCTCATTTATTCTATCTCCTGTTACAGTTACATCTAGTGCATCATCAGGTTGTCCTGTGCCTATTTCAAAATTAAAGTATTCACCTACTTTAGATGCTATAACAGAAGCTGGTTTATCTCTTACACCAGCAAAATATAATCTATTATCATGAAATGTAACAGCTTGTGGAAATCCTCTAATAGAAGATATTAGTTGTTCTTCCCATAAAAAATGAGGTCCTACTGTATCTACTTCTTCTAAAACTGTAACTGTTACTACAGTAGCACTTGTATATCCTGTAACTTTTACTTGTTTATTATTTACTAATAAATACTGCCCTACATATGCACTTGTAAAAGCAGAAGCACTAGCAGTCAATGTTCTACCAGTACCAGTAGTTTTATCAGATAGTGTTACAGATATTGTTGAATCTGCATACTTAAAAAATGGTTGTGTTGTTTTGTTTGCTCCACCAACAGATACACTTTCATCTTCTTCAAATGTAAATAGAGATACACTAAATGAAGATGCTGATGCTCTTACTATTTTTACTATAGGATTATTTCTATGAACTATAAATACTGTATCACCAAACTGTGCATAGTTTAGTTCAAATAACTGTCCTGTAGTCCAGTTACAATTACTTGTTATATTAGCTTGTACACTTGCACCATTACTATCAAATACATCTAATCTATTATTAGATAATGCAAAAACTGCCATTTCATCATTAGAAAATATAAATGGAATAATTCTTGATGATCCTGGTAATGTAGCTTTAAACTGTGTGCCAGGTCTACGCATAATACCACCTTCATCAAGTAGATACCAATTTCTTAATGTTTTTGCTCCACTAAAATATGCAGAGGCATCTGTTCTTGTAACTAATAAAGGATTAAGTTCACCACTTGAAAAGTTGGTATATACAGTTCTGAGAACATTAGCCATTAATATCCTCCAGTAGTTAATCTATCCTGTATAAACCTTTTTGTGTTTAAAATACTATTTGTAACTTCTTGACTATCTATGTTCTTTGCTATTCTCATTTGGTTTTCACCAAGTGTTTCAAACTGTTGTATCATAGCAGCATCTCTTGCTACAGATCCAGCAAAGATGGATGCAAGTTTATATTGTAATGCTAATTTAAAATATTCAGGAAACTCTGCTTCTACTTGTCTAAATATATAGTCAGCTATTAGTGTGTTACTAGATCCATAAGTATTTACAAATATCTTATCTCCATATCTAGCATACTTAATTGGATTATCATTTACAGTAACTGTATTTAAAACTAATAGTTCAGGACTACTAGGTAACTGATAAGCATATTCATACCTTCCTGTAGGTGCATCAGCTAGTAAAGAAAGTTGTTTTTGTTCTGTGGCAAATTTCCATCTGTGTCTTGATAAACAAGACTTCAGTATATTTTCATACATATTAGAAGCTACTAAGGCTTCTGTAGAACCATCATCAAAAGATGATATCGGAGAAGCTCCGATCATTATGATAGCTCTTGCACATATATCTACTTTAGTATCTGCCATGAAAAGAGAGGGGGGTATAAAACCCCCCATTCACATTATGATAATAAGGCAGTTCTTACTTGTGTAGCACTAGCTGTAGTTACAATTAAAATATCTACAACTGCGTTTGAGCCACCACTATTAACAATGATTACATCACCAGCATTAAGGTCGCCAGTAGATGCTAAAAAGTATTCATTGTCATCAATAGTACCAATAGCATCACCATCAGTATAATACCAAAGTGAATTAGAATCTCCCATTTGGGATATCTTTTTCACAGGATTAGTTGTTTCGTATGCCATGATTATGCCTCCCTACATTTCTGGATTCTTACACCATCACCATCAATAAGTACTGCACCCATTGACATATATGATGTTGTTAGGTGTGCTACCTTTTCAGGTATGTAGTTTACTTCTGTTCTTACATCAGAACCTACACCTAATCCTAGAGATGATTTATGGAAAGCAAGTGTAAATCTATCGTTTGATCCATCCTTGTGTAAGCCACTAAATGCCATCCACATGAAAGTAATCCATCTTTTAGCAGTTAATGTGCCGCCAAATGGTAAGTCTGCTTCACCAACATATTCAGCTCTTGAGAACTGATCTATGTCTAGAAGGTCTGACCATTGTTTTCCACCAACAATCCAATACCTTTGTCCATCATCTGGAACATCATTTTCTTGGAAGATCTCAAACACATTCTGTGCTTTGTCTAAGTTCATACCAGTTGTTGATCCAGCTGAGTTATGTGCTAATGCAGTTGCGTTAGCGTCAAATGTATCAGTGATGATAGAATCGGTTTTTCTACCAAGAGCATATGCTGCATTTTGTGCAACAATGTTTCTCTCATCAATGTTTACTTTTAGTTCGTCTAAACGATCCACATAATCAGCAGCGTAGAAGTCAGATAGTGTTGCAGTTACATTAGAGTGTACAGAGTTCATAGCGACAACCTCAGCGTGTCTTGCTTTAGTTGAAGCAGAACCTTTTGCTACTTTTTGAAACTGAACAGTACTTCCTTTTACATTACTGACATTACGGACCATATTCTTGAGCTTACTGCCCATTCTTTGATAAGCCATATGCACTTCTGCTTCGAACTGCTTTATAAAGGCTTGATCTATAGTCGCTGTCATTGTTTTTCCTTTCGTATTGTTCTAAATCCAAGTTGTCGTTATAAACTTTGTTATGTTGTCCAAACTGGGCATCTTCCAGTCTATTTCGGCTTGTTATGTGAGATATATTATATTTTTGTCATCTTTACAAGACCAGAAGCAATAAAAACATTGACATCCCCAAATGTATAAGATCCATCTTCTTCTTCTATATATGATGCAAATGTCTTAACATAGCTTTTATCTTTAGAATATAGATATGCTTCTGTCGTAATAACAGCTGGTTTTACCGAATCCATGTCATTCTTTGACATCCATTCACTATGACCAGTAGGATCTTCCCATTTAAATATGTACTTTTTAAAGGGAAAATCTTTCTTTTTAGCCATACTTTTTTTCGTATAGCTTGGTTACTTTGTTATAATATGCTTCATCTCTTTTTGCTGGATCGTAATATCTAGGATCATTCATCATAGATCTAAGATCTGTTTCATCAAGTTCAGCATCAACTACTGTGTTTGAATTAGGTAATGGTTGTGTTTTTGTTAAATTCATTATTTCTTCTAATGCTTTTACACCTTCAGCTGTACTAGCCATTTTTGCTGCAACTTCATATGATTCAGGTGTTAAATATTTTTTTGACCATAAATCAGCAGCTTCAACACGACTATTAGCATTATCACCTAACTTTTGCATTTCTTGTTGTGTATCAGGTAAACCAGCTATCTCATTGTTTACAAAAGCATTTACACCTCTGTTAAACATTTCTTGTGATAAATTATTTTCTCTACAAATAGCTGACCATTCTTTTAACAGTTCCTGATCTTTATTAACTTCAATGTTAATATGTTCTGGCACTTCAGGTACAACTATTTTGTATTCTTCAGGTACAACACTTTTTCTTTCTTGTTCTATATCTGTTCTTATTTGCTTAGATAGTTCATCTGTTCTCATACCTAGTTTTTTTTCTAAAGCATTGTAAGAAGCTCCAAGCTCTTCAACTTTTATTTCGCTTTTATCTGTATCCCAAAACTTTTCTGATATATATTCTGGTCTACTAGGTGCTTCTTGTGGTGCTTCTGTTGCTGTAACAGCTTCTGTAGTTTGTGTGTTTTCTTCTTCCATTAGTTCTCCTTATGTGCTTCTATTCTTTTTTTGATAATAAAATATAAATATCTCATTCCCTCTAAATGCCTTAACTGGTCATTTGAAACATCTCTACCAGCTACAGCTTCTACTGTAATAGATTTTAAGTAATTTAAAACCTTTTTTCCTAACTCTGTTTTAAAAAGTGCAGCAATATCACCATTTAATTCTATTTCTGCTTTTTTAGATCTTTGGAATCCATCTATACTATAGTGGTATCCCTCAGGTTTGTTGCGTATCTGCTCCCACGCCAATTTGTCCTCCTTGTGCTTGTTGTAGTTGTTGTAGTTGTTGTACTACTTGTTGTTGTTCAGCAGTATCACGAATTAACTTTTCTGGTAAATTCATTTTTTCTGCTAAATATCTAGCTACTTCTTCTTGTTTTACTATTAAGTTTAAAACTTGTGGTCCAAATGTTTGACCTATAGTAGCATTAAATCTGTTTATATCTGCTATGTCTTGTTCAAACTGCGCCCTAGATAAGGGTGATTCAGGTATAATTTTTATTTCTTTGTTATCCAAACTAGGAATTGTAATCTTTCCCTGTTTTTTAAGAATGTATATTATTCTTTTAACTAAAGGTTGTATAAACTCTGATTGCAATCTACCAAATGAAGAACCAATCTGTCTTGATAAGTCTGCCATTCTTTCTGCTACTTCTGTAGCTGACATAGGTGTTCCTTTTGTTGGACCAAGTGTATCCATATATAATGCTTTTCTAATATTGTTTCTCATATCTTCTAACACTAATTGTGCTACATCAAATCTACCAGCAGCATTAATAGGTTGTAATCCTCTTGATCCTGGAGCAACAGGAATAATAGTTCCAGGCACTAATGCAATATTATCTGTATTAATTACACCATCATCTTCTAGTTGATAGATACCAGATATATTCATCTGTGCATTTTCTAGTATTAGTTCTACTGTAAGGTTTGTAGTTTTGATTGCTGCCATAGCATTAAATACTGGACCTCTACCATAAACTTCACCACTTGCTTTGTTCCATCTGAATGTAATAAATGGATTTGATCCAGCACCTTCAAATTGTTCACTAATAATTATTGCTTCATATTCTTTTATACAAACAACATAATCATAAACTTCTTTATTAGGATCTGAGTAGTTTCTCATTGTACCCTCTATAGCTGTTACTTTTTGATCTGGGTTATTACCCATAATAGCTAAAAGATTTTCATCAAGATCTGCATTAGGATACAAAACTTTTAAATCATTTATGTGAATAAATCTTTTTCTATAGATGCAATCTATTTTATTATCAGGACCACTATTCAAAGTTATATGTGGTAATGGTATAGAATTAAATACTATGGGATTAGATGCTGTACCTTCATTTACAAGTAAACATCCTGTACCAATAGCACAGTCCATAAAAGATTCATGCACTTCCTGATTAAAATTAGAATTGTGTAATACTTCAAATATATAGTTTGTTATATCATCTAATTCTTTATCTATTTGTGGTGATAAATCTAAAGGTATTTCAACACCTGATTTTAAGTGCATCCATCTACCAAATGTAGGAATCATAGCTGCTTGTAATCTACTAGCAAACTCTTGTATACCTACTACTGCTGTTTCATCAAATATTCTATCTGTTCTTTTTTGACCTGGTGATTCTTCATAAAATGATTCTCTGCCAGGCATAGTATATTCATATGCTTCTTCAAACTTTGTTTTCCATACAGATTTTAAACCCTCTGCTAAACTATATTTTTTTAAAAATAATTTAGCGTTCATCTCTGACATATTTGCAGATGTACGATAACTATTATATTCCATTAACCTGATCCACCAAAGGTTTGTGATATAGTTGAAAACAATGATCTTACATTACCAGCAAGATCTCCTTGTCCACTTGCTGCTCTTCTTCTTTTTCTTTCTGCTTCTCTTTCTGCTTCAGTCATTGTATTAAATTCATTTGCTTCTGGTGGTGTCATACCTTGTGTTTTGTTTTTGTCTGGTACTGGACTATCTGAAAAATCATAAAAACCTCTAGTTGATGTACTATTAATATAACTAGAGTAAGGTGTTTGAGAATTAGATAATAATATACTTGGAATTAATGGAATACCAGCTAGTGCTGTAACTCCAGCTAATCCCATTTGAAACTTTTGTTGTGATTCAAACATTTGTTTTGATAAAGGTATTCTATATCTATTAGCTTCTCTGTATGAGCCTCTAGTAGTATCTGTAAATGTCAATCCCTTATCTGTTTGTACACCAGCAGTAAAAGATCCTGTTTCTTTATTGAGTGTACCTAGACCTTGTGATGCTAAATATTCATTTCTAGCTTTTTGATATTCACTACCATACATTTGACCAGCAACATTTTCACCTTGTGTAGCAAATATTGCATTTCCTGTTTGTGTAATACCTAATTTTTCTCTAGCAAATTCATCTGCTTTTTTACCAGCTCTTTTTATCTTTGCATTTTGATTTATAATATTTGGTGTACCACCAGTAGAAGCAGCCATGCTAAAGTTATTATCTTTACTAGATGATGCTGATTTACTAGCTCCCATTATGTTTGTTCTCCATCTGTATAAAAACCTTGTCCACTTGCTCTACTAAATAAACTTCTTTGACCAATAACACCTTTTGCAAATCTTTCTTTAAATCTTTTATCTTTTGCTTCTAGCTCTTTTTTTTGTCTTTCAGCTTCTTCTCTTTCTTCTTTTAGCTTCTTTTCTAGCTCTGGATCTGGTTTGTATTTTGGTGTTCTAAAAATGCCCATTTAGTGCTTCCATTCTTTACTAAGTATTTATATAACTGAAAAGGTGTAATAATCAATCTATTTATTCCAATTAATCTCATAACTATTGTTACACAACTATGTTCTCGTAACCATGCTGCTTGAAATAATCTCCATTTATGTTTGAATCTTTTAGTTTTTAAAAAGGTACCATTGTTCGATAGTATATATCCAAATACTCTATCTACTTCATCACCTTGTAAAATAGATACATCTAGTCTTTTGTGTATATGTTCTAAAACAACCCATACACCTTTTTGGGTATCATAATAACAAGCTCCACAATGAGCCATGCCTTTTTTTCTAAATATGTGATACCACTCTTCATTAGGTGGATCATAAAAGAATACTAACCATTCTTTCGAAAAATATCCCATTTACCTCGTTTATTTATACTATTTCTATTAAATATATCCCAAGAACTGTAAACATTTGTAACAGCTGGTTTTTGTGATCCTACTGTCAAAGATCTACCTTCTCCAGCACCTAGCATCAAATATTGTAGTGCATCATGGACATGAGAGTATTTATTCTTATTTGGTCTATCTTCATACCTTTCACCTGATGTCTGTATTCTTCTATAGTGATATCCACCAAGAAACCCTTTTCTTAGTTGTTTACAGGATGGCGATAGTAAGAAACCAGACTTACCATCAACCATCCTATTTAATGCAGCTTCTACTGATTCTATTCGTAGAGATACATCATTTGATGGAGCTGGAAAGGCTTGGATACCTTGTTGTCTAAGTATCTGAAAAGGAGTAGTTTCATCTGTTTGCGCCCTAAAATCTCCAGCTGGATCACCAAATATCTTTAAATCTTTATCTGCACAATGCTTTATTATTTCATGTTTAAGCATTTCACTAAACTTTACTGTACCAATATCAAAACAAACTAACTCATGGTTTATTATCCATCTGCCATCAGGTAGCTTTTGACCAAACACAGCTGATGGTGTAAGTCCAAAGTCTAAACCTATGTATACTGTAGTGTTTGCAAACTGTATATCTTCACTAGCAATATGTGTATCTTCTCTAAAAGAACCATATACTAACTTACCATCTTCGATAGTTCCTAATCTATTAAGTACATAAACATCTATCCATGACTTTGATTTACCCCTAATAATATTAGGATAATAATTTTCTGTAACATTTTTAATATTTTCAGCTGTCGTATTGATGTCGTACCCCTTGATCTTATCATCTTCTTTTAGTTCAATCATTCCAGGTGGTTGTACAAAAAACTTCCAGTTGTCAGGCTTAACTAACATCAATGATTCTTCTTGATTCATATGATCTGGTACTGGTACTTCCCCTGACATAATAGACCACCAATGATCTTCATCTGGTGCGTTGGTATCTGCTATAACACCATACCATGTAGGTCCACCATCTTTAACTGCTGGATATCTGCCTACACGCATAGTACAAGCATCTACAATAGATTTAGGAATCTCTCTAGCTTCATTAATCCATACTCCTGTTAGTTCTAATGATAGTAGTTTTTTTACATCTTCTGGTCTATCTAATGCTAAAAATATAACCTCTAACTCTATATCATTGATGTGTATATTATGGGTAAACGGAACTGAGTAAGTAAAATTACCAAATATATTTTCTGGAAACCAATCTAACCATGTTTTCATGGTAGTAGTTTTTAACTGAGGATTGGTGTTTCTGATTACTGCCCATCTAGATTTTTTCTTACCATCAGGAGATGGTTTTTGTCTGGCAGCTCTTCTAAATATTTCTATACAACAAGATACTGATTTACCTGATCCTACTGGACCTCGTACACCTCTAAAGAAGCTATCATCCTTCATAAAGGTTTTGATAACTTCTCCAGGTGCTTTATAATCTAGTCCACTCACACATTATTGGAATCAATACCAGCTTTGATTAACTTATAAATAGTTTCAGGTAGTAATGATTCTATAAACAGATCTGCTTCTTTATCGGTAATAAGATCTTTTGGATAGTGTGCAAAATGCACTTTCTTTACTATCTTTCTTAATCTCATACGATCTTGAAAAGATATCTCGTCTTGTGCGTATTGCTGTGTCATACAGCTTGAGCAATAGCTATTATAGCTACAACTAAGATAGCTATAACAATACCTTTACCTTTTTTGTTTAAACGATCCCAACGATCTAGTATTGTTTCAAACATAATATACTCCTTACTTTTTCTTTTTACTTGCCATGATCTTTTTCTTTAAAGCTGCTGGTAAGTTCTTTTGTTTACCTTTTAACTTTTTAGATCCATTGGTTTTTTTCATACCATGATACATTAGCTTACTCTCCTATATGCTCTTGTTTTTGCTGCAATAGATTTAGGTTGCTTTACAAACTGCTTCCCTTTTCTACTACCCTTTCGTTTAGCTCTAGTTGTTCTAGCATACTCTTCAGGAGTAAGTGCTTTTATTGCTGCCTCTGGTAAATATCTTTCACCTGTCTTAGCAGATGGCTTTCCTGACTTTGTACGCCACTTCTGTTTAGTCCACGCCTTTAAACTGCGTTGTGATTTAGCTAGAGCCATGTTTCTTTTGTATATTAAATTTTGCAGTTAGACTAGCACCTTTATGTGCTTTGAATGGACCACTATGCTTCATTAGCTTGTATCCACCATTCTTTGTTTTCATCCAATGGAAACCAGCTGGAGCTTTAACAGACTTCATCATTTATAACCACCTCCTGCTTTCTTATAAGCTAATGCTAACATTTGCGCCTTCCTCGCACTCCATTGTCCAGGCTTCCCACCTTTTCCACCAGCTTTAATTCTATTAAATATTCTTTTCCTCATGCCTGGCTTTGTCTTATTACCAGATTTAGCAACTACTATGTGTGATTTGGTTTTATGACCTGGAGTTCTCTTTGGTTTATTATAACCACTTACTCCAGCTCTCTTTAGTCTAGGATCTGCCATGCTCGAACCTTACTACAATAAATATTTTTTTGAAATGCTTTTTTCAACTATATCGTGTGTACACTACCTTTTTGTGTTATGTGTTTGTACTTTTTAGACCCCCATGTCCTAATCTAAGTCTATGTTGATAGAGATGTTTCCTGCGACCTGATGCTGTACCTTATCAGGAGCTTTCATCCCTATCCTATCGAGTAGGTCCTTACTAGCTTCCAGTCTTACATACTCACTCTTCCCATTTTGTATTAAGTGTAGGAGAGTTGAGGATGCGTGGACTGATCCTAGTCCTAACTTGTTGGACACTTCCTGTTGTAGGTACGCTTGTACCTTTGGTAATCGTAGTGTCCTACTAGCTACTACTCTACCACTTTCTCCCCTTGAATAACCTGCCTTCT